CAGGTGTTTGTCGCCACTCCACATATCATAGGAGAAGTGCATGCCATACGTCAGTGAAAACCGATCACAGCCGCGCACATATGTGCCGACTGTGAGTGGATCACCGGTTGTACCGATGATCGACCGTATGGTTACCTCTTCTCAGTACGGCTGGAGATCCAAAGGTGAAATCGATGCAGCTTATGCTGCTGTCGACAACGCCAAGGACCTTCAGTGGGGAGATACTATCTCTCTTATTGCTGCTTATGACCGAATTGATCGGGCAATGAGCAACCCTATGGTGCGACCTGGACGTTTCGACGTCCATGATCGTACTTATGTTGAGTCACACCGTGTTTCTGCTAAGCCTCTCTGTCAAATTGTATTTGACGGAGTGCCTGCATACACGGCGCAGCCCAACCTCTATTCTGATCTCATTTCAACCGCGGCTGTTGCCTCGGATAATGATATCAGAGCTGTAGGGGGCAATATGTTGAGAGAGTCACGACCTACTAAACCACACGCTAATCTTAGCCAGTGGTTTGGTGAACTGTATCAATTCGGAGGGATGTTTGACGTTCCTCACGAGCTACCCGAGCAGCTGCAGAAATATAGCGGCTCTAAGCTCGACGAATTCCGTCGCTTTCGCGAAGGAGGTCGAGCCGTCGGTAGCGGTTATCTGGCCGGCCAATTTGGCTGGCTTCCCTTTGTTGGGGAAGTGATTAACTCACTTGATACCATTGCTAACAGCGGTCCGTTACTGGATGAGTTTGTAAGGAACTCAGCTAAGCTGATACCTCGCAAACGCCGTAAAACTACGTATCAGGATGCAACTAGCTTTTCGGGCATTTTGTCCGGAGCTGGTGATCCGCATACTGTCTATACGACAACCCAGAATCGCTTGGATAGCGTAATTGGATTGAGAGCACAAAAGACCATTGGTCTTAGTAACTTTCGATTCAAATACGATACCACGGTGACTCGGGTGGATAGCTACCGTAGTAGTGCATTGTATGAGTATTTCGTCGCTGATCCTTCTGGATTTCTCAAGAAGGCTAAGCGATTCTCTCAAGAGGCTAAATACCTCTTAGGAGACTCTAACATTTCACTTTCTACATTTTGGGAGCTTACACCCTGGTCCTGGGCCATCGACTGGTCATTCAATCTCGGAGGTTTGTTATCCTTCCAGGAAAGCGTGGCAGAAGATGGTCTGGTAGCACGGAGATGCAGTACTGTTTGGCAGAGGGATATCTCAGTAGTAACTCACTGGGAACCCTTTTATCAAACGACAGGAAACGCGTATGTAAACATACTCGATCCTGATCTCATTTCCGTTACCAACTATCGCCAACAAAGGCGATTGGCAGGAAGTCCCTATGATATGGGGATAGACTGGTCTGGCTTTTCAACCCAGAAATGGTTTATCCTTGGAGCTCTTGGTTTAACCAAGGCTCCTGGTGTGAAACCATAGTGGAGTCCGTACAGCTCGCTATGAGTTTTACATTACTAACTTAATAATAACATAATATAACCCAAAGGAACAGTACCATGGCACTTGCAGACCCTCAGACTATTACCATTAACGCGATTGCGAATCCGCTTCCGCGTACGGGCTTCTCGCCCACTAGTGGTAGTTTTACTAAGGCAGACGGAGATCGTAAACTTGAGATCTCTCACTCCAATGGATCTAGGATCCGACACCTTATCCGGTTTACGGATAAGCAAACGGTGTCGAACCCCTTGGTTCCAACGCAGAACCAGAACGTTAACATGTCGTTTCACATGGTGATCGACATGCCTCGCAATGGTTACACTGTGGCCGATATCGCTAAGATCTCGGCTGGAGTAGCGGCTTGGGCTACCGAGGCTAACCTTACAAAGGTTATTGCCGGGGAGTCCTAATAGTAGTAATACTATTAGCTGCTTGTCTGTACACGAATGGCTCTAGTGGCGTTTTCGCCACTAGAGTCCTTCTTGTAGCTGCTGTCATGGTTTGGATCACTAACCTTTATGAAAGGAAATGATGAAAAGCCATGTCAAACTGTTCAACACCGTGCTGCTTGAAGCGGCGCGGTATTGTGGCGTCAACACCTTGCCCGATATGAAATATATCGAGCATCGATTGTCAAAAGAAGGAGAATCGTTCTTGACGATAACCCTTCCTGCCTATGAAAAGGACCTATTGCAGGCCCTCGACCGAGGCAGGATCTCCTCCGACTTGTTCGCCGGTTTCCGGCGTTCAAGGGGTCTCCCGCTATTGTTTTCGGGTTTCCTTCGGAAGATCTTTGACAGCCATGGCGTAATCCGTCCGACATCTACTAGCGTGATCAACGCTATCAAGATGCTCCGGCAGGTGCTTCTGCTCCTGTCGAAGATTGAGCTTGAAAGCTCAGAACATAGGGAGCGTGAAGCTATGCTCTCCTATGTTCGGACGGACGCCGAGCTACCGTCCACAGTCGGTGATCTGAGCCCCGAGTCTCTCGAGGCTTACGACTATGCCAGTAAGGCATTCAAAATCGTTTTCGGGCGATTTATGGATACCTTAGAAGCGGATCTGCTTGCAGATCCCTTCTTCCGTGGAAATCACGGGCCTGGAGCAGTTGCGGACCATACGGGCAATAATGCCCGTTGGTCTAAAACTACTTGGACGACTCGATTGGAGGCCGTGTTACCAGCAGAGAGCTCGCTTGCGTGCAATCTGCATGACTACATGGACCAACAATTCGAGTGGCTTGACGAGGAACAGGAACCGCCTGTGAGGGTTGTTGCTGTTCCGAAAACGATGAAAGGTCCACGCATTATAGCTATTGAGCCTGCTCACATGCAATATGTGCAGCAAGGTCTCTTTAGAGCTATGACGAGGGTCCTGTCTTCCCCCACCTTCTCGTTGCTTAATACAACGATGGGCTGGTTGGACCAGGAACCTAACCGTCGACTCAGTAAGGATTGGGAGCGCTATGCGACTCTCGATCTTTCTGAAGCTTCGGATCGTGTTTCCTTTGCCTTAGTGGACAAGATGCTTGCACCTTGGCCGCTGCTTCATGATGCTGTTACAGCGTCACGGAGTCTTAAGGCCGAACTTCCAGACGGAACAATTATTCGTCTCAAGA